TCGCCGTCTACGGCTCATCAGTGCGGCTAGTTGTTAGGTGTTAGGTGCATTGGCAGGAATCGCAAGGTTTGACCGGAGCGATCCAGCGCAACGTGTACATGAGTTCTCGTAATCTTGACTACTTCGCCGTACCTGTCGCCCATCATCCAACGATCAAGTGCAGGGTGAAGTTGTACGCGCATGCCCTCTGAGAATGTTTGAGTCGTGTTAGTTGTAAGCATGTCGGTTTGTCCTCGTGTTTCGTTAGGTTGGCGGAGCTTATCCCGCCAGTAGGCCTAGGTTCGGTTATACCTCACGAATCTTGATTAATTTCAGCTTCCGCTTTAGCTGCTGCGGTAAGAATGTCGAACGCCAACGTTTTTAAAACTTGGACGCTATCTGCAAAGAACGTTATTTCTCCACCGTTTTTAGTAGCGAGCGTGTTGAAATGCCGTAGTCCTTTTTTGTAACTCTCTTCACTAGTTGTGATCCCTAGCGTTGCAAAATCACCGTGATCGTTTACCTTGATATTCATTTGGTCAGTCCTCGGTTTGCTGTTCGGTTTGCGTTCGTATCGTGTGCGGTTGCGTATTACTGTCACTCGGTTTGAGTAGCGTTCCCGCTTTCGATAAATCTATTGTTACACGGGGTAGTAGCATTGTAAAGAGTACCATCGTACCCAATCGGGATTGATCTGTTCATCGTGCGTACGCGTGGGAGAAGTAAACAGGGATTCGGCAGAGTGTAGGAGTGAGTGGGATGGTGGGATGGAGAGTAAGTTACTAACTAAAAGTAAGTGACTTACATAAAGTAAGTGACTAACGCAGAGTAAGTGCCTAACGTAGAGTAAGCAACTAACTAAAAGTAAGTGACTTACCTGCAGTAAGTGGCTTACTTGTTACAAGCGACTAACTTATTACAAGCAACTTACTTGTTACGCGAGTCTACCTGCACAGCATCCCGCAGCAACGCAAGACTTAGCGACAAGAGGAACACGCGCGAGACGCAGTACCGCCGATACACGTTGCAACACTTTGAGATATATATGTACCCCCTCCAAGCGCTGAAATCTCTGCTAGTGTTTCTCCACCCTATCTCGCCTTGCAACATGCCTTGCCCTGTTAGTGTCTGCAAAGTGGAATCACCTAAATTCTAGGTTGTGCTGGAACTGAAGAAACCTAAATTCTAGGTTCTAGGACACCCTGTCTTTAAGTGTCTTTAACTGTCCTAAAGTGTCTTTTTCTAGTAGGGACACCTGCCTAAAGCAAAGGTGTCCCGTCCTTAGTTCCTTGTAGGAAGTAGTAGTGAAAAAGGACAGTTTTGTTAAAGTGTCCTAAAAGTGTCCTAAAGTGTCCTAAGACTGTCTTTTTTTATACTTAGAAAGCAAAGGACAGTAGGAGGGGGACACCCCCCCCTTAAAGGGGGTGTCCCTCCAGCCCAGCATAGTTTTAAGCTAGTTAAGCAAGTTAAGCAGCATAGCTAGTTAAGCAATATGGTGTTGTTAAAAAGAAAATTAAAAATAAAAGAAAAGTGTCTTTGTTGTTGTTGTCTGTGTTAGGATTTTTCTAAAGCTCGCAGAGGTTTCCTCCTGTTTGTCCGGCAGGGTTGGTTCCTTTTCCTCTGCGGGCTTTTTTGTTGTATTTTATTTTTATGCCGAAAAAGAACTCCACTAGAGCAAGAACCCCAGCAGAGCTTTACCGAGACCAGGTACTGCAGGGTTATCCGGAATGGCCTACATGGTCGAGGAAGATGCGTAGGATCTTTGTATCCTTGCCGTCTTACGGTGTCGGAGAAGAAGCGTTAGAAACGATGTGCGAGGATTTCGACTGGGATTACAAAAAGACCCTTGCCCTTGTCGAAAGCAATAAGTCCTTCAAGCAGGCTGTAAACGAGTTTGTCGATAACAACTACGAATACCGCACAGCGTATCTTCCAAACCGCAGCGGAACGGCAATGTTCTCTTTTCCGGTTAGATGGTCTGCATTGCAACGGGTCTACATGATGGAATCGGGTATAACGTCGTTTATAAAATCCGAGACAGGTAGAATCTCCAGTTCCGAAAGCAAACTCATCGACAAGACAGGTTTGTTGGAAATAGAACCTATGGCAAACCTGCCTGCACCGGATAAGCCGAAAACCAAAACTTCTACGACTGCCGACATATCTGGCGAATCCAGCCTTTACGAACTGGAAGAAATGCTAACCGAGTAACATGCCGTACAAGTACACGCCGTCACCGTGGCAACGTAAGTTCCACGAATCGAAAGCCCGAATAAAAGTTGTATGGGCTGGACGTCGTGCCGGTAAAGGACGAGCAGTTCTTACCGAACTTATGCGAGCAATCACCGCTGCGTCCCAAACGCCTTTCCTTGCAACAAAAGAAATCGCAGAAGCATCGGGACTCAAAGTCGGAGAAGATCTTACCCACACCCTCGAACCAGCTATCCACGTTTGGGTTGTTGCTCCTAACTTTGCACAATCCCGCCAGGCATGGAACGAACTAAAACAATTCATGCCTCAAGACCTTGTTGTACGAAGAAAGCAATCTCAAGGCGGAGGTAGAGGCGACGGTTGGAAAGAAGACGAGCGTTCTGTATGGCTGCACCTCAAGTCACCTAATCTAGCGCGCCGAGAGTGCTACATAGAAATAAAATCTGCCGACGACCCGGAATCTCTACAGACAGCAGGCCCAGACTTTATCTGGGTTACAGAATCCCAAGACATCAAAGAAGCTGCGTGGAACAAACTACGACCAATGCTCAACTCATCAGGACGATTGGGTAGAGGTTGTGTCGAAGGAATCCCACCATTCACACGCAACCACTGGTTCTCAAAGCTGTTCAACTGGGCAAACGAAAAACCGACCGAAGATTACGAGGCTTTTAGAGCCACAACATTCGACAACGTGTTCCTGTCGGAAAAACAAAAGCAGTCAATCTACGACGAAAAGGCAACAATGCCCGAACCCGTATGGGAACGCATGTACCTCGCCAAACAACCAGACGGCGGAGGCGGGTTCTTTAGACCCAGCAAGATCGAAGAAGCTGCTATCGCTGTAGAAATGCTTGCCCCAGATCCGTCAGAACGCTACGTTGCCGGACTAGACTTGGGTAAAAAGCAGGACTACACGGTTTTCGTAGTAAAAAACGCTAAGACACGAGAATCCGTACACGCTCTCGAAATGTCAGGTAACGACTGGGTTAGCCAGATAGAAACTATCTCCAGCGAAGTCAACAGATGGAACGTCGGAGATATGCGAGTTGACTCCACAGGACTCGGAGATGTTGTTTTCGATCACCTGCTAAGTACGGGTATGCCCGTTCAACCGTTCAAATTTAGCGCACAAAGCAAGTACCAACTGTTCCAGAACTATTACATTGCGCTGGAAAACGGAACGGTGCGTTTCCCAGCATCTTGGTCAACACTAATTCGGCAGTTAGAAGATATTTCAATCCGTCCCGGCAACGGAGGAAGTTATATTTTTTACAACGAAACAAACGAGCATGACGACTGGGTTGACGCAGAATTACTTGCATTGATGGCGTGTGACCCACCAGGTTACGAAAACGGGGACTTTGAATTTCTCCGTTCAATTCGTAGAATGAATCCCATTCGACCACAACCAGCGTATAGACCTACCAGGTTCATGCAGGCTTACCGAGCGCAAAAAGCTAAGGCTAAGATGCAGCTTTATGGGGAAGAGGCAGAACTCGTAGAGACAAAATAAATGGTTCTACAGTTTTCTAGCGAATCGTCCGAAATCATAAATGTTGAGGCATCCAACCCACTGGATGAGCCTGAACTGTCGTTGTTCTGGATTGCAGAGAAATCTGCTACAGGAAACGAAATCTTCCGCAACTTCAAAAATCAATGCAAGATGCTGGACGATTTTTTCCTGAACGACTTCGACTTTAGTGTTCCAGAGAACGGAACCATGATTCGGCTGGGTACTGCTCAGTCTGTAATCAACACTCTCGTAGCGCACGTTAGCCCACAGTTCCTAGATATCTCAGTCCCACCGCCCGGCCCTCGAGGTCAGGCTCGCGCCGAAAACATGGAGAAGTTCCTGACTGGCGCACACCACATGATTGAGCATCGCTCTCCGGTGTACAGGGAACTTACCAAACATGCAGGGTTGTACGGCATTGCATGGGAGAAGTTGGAGTTTATCGCCAACGAGTGGAGTGACTTCCCTGAACCTCCACCGCACATGGAAGAAGACGAGACATATCGTGAACGTGTGCAGGAGGTTATCGAGAAGAGATCTATCACTTGGCCTATCAAGTCAATTGCCGTAAATCCGCAGAACTTGGTATGGGACATGAACAACGGTACTCAGCCTCGCTGGGTTATCTACGAGTACCAGGTAGACGCAGAGTGGGTTCAGGCTCACTTCCCTGAGTGGGGCAAGTACACCAAAGGCTTCGTTAAGTTCCAAGAAGTCTGGACTGCATCGCAAGTAGCGTATGTTGCCAACAACGAATGGGTAATGCAGCCACGCCGTCACGGATACGGCAGACTTCCGTGGATTATGTACTGGCCTCAGATGGGGCTGGATACAGGATCGTCAGAACCAGAGAAGCTCTACATGGGATTGCTCAACGGTTCTATCGAAATGATCCGAGCGCAGAGCCAGCTTGCATCTCATTACATCGACATTGTCGGTAAATCTGCATGGCCTACTCTTGAATTTACAGGCCCCCCCGGTATTACCGAAGAAGTTCAGGCAGCATGGGATGACACGCCCGGCTCAAAGAACATCAAGCCCCCACAGGTGCAAGTCGGAGTCGGTCAGACTCCTCGACCTCCTGCAGAAATCGGCATTGCAAAACAGTTCCTCGACGAAGCTATCGAGGCAAACACTGTTCCTGCCGTAGCACGAGGTCAGCGTCCTACAGGGGCAGCATCTGGATACCACACCGCCGTTCTTGCAGGTATTGCCTCGCTAAACTTTGGCGCAGTCAAAGAAGCGATGGAACGTGGGCTGCAAGACAAGGGCGAAATTATTCTTCGCATTGTTGAACTTGTTATCGACGATAAAGTTACTGTGTTCGGCAAGACCGAAGCAGGTGTGCTTGATGCAGCAATCAAGCCGTCAGATATCAAGGGTCACTATGTAAACATTGTTCGGATCAACTCTGTCAGCCCAGAAGAACAAGAGCGCAGGTTGAACCTGTGGGCGAACCTCTGGCGAGCAGGATATGTTGATCTCGATACCGCACTACGCAAGGGAGGAGTTAGCAACCCTCTCGAAGTGCGCGCTAAAATACTTGAGGAACAGTTCTTGAATTCGCCTGGAATCCAAGAGCAGTTGCAGGCAGCTGCAGCAAGTCGCATACCTACGATTCAAAACATTATCGAAGCAGCAGGGCAAAGTTCTTCTCCGCAAATTCCCACTCCTGAACAGACTGCTTTGAATATTTTGAATACGCAGGGTGCGATGCAGCTGCCGAACGCAGGTAACTTCCAACCCGGCAACCAGATGGGGACTCGTCCTCAGGCTCCCGGTACAGGAATACCTACAACAACAAGACCGGTAATGCCCGGTTCGATAGATGAGATGCGTCAAACTGCAGCAGCAATAGCAGGCCCTCGATCAGGAAATGTTCGAGTGCCGACTGCAGACATCTCACCTGGGGCGAGGGGATAGCTATGGCTAAAAGCACTCACCCGTTGGAAATGGCGTTTAGTAAGTTCGACGATACGGCAGAGCGATATCTGCGTCAGGTCGAGAACTCGTTCAAGTCGATAGACAAGATCCCAGACGTCAAACAGCCAAAGAAACGAAAGCCAAAGCCGAACATCTACACTCAGATGCAAACCCCGTTTAGGAGCCTGTAATGGCA